GGCGCAAGTCAATGCTGTCAAATCCATAAAGCCTAAGGTTGAAAAGGATTACTGGACTACACCATTCGGTGAGCAAGATGAACTCATCAAGGAAGTACCGGCTCCAGCGACTATGGAAAATGCAGTAAATACTGTTGCAGAGATTTTGGGCACAGAGAAAGTAGTGCCGAGCTGCAAGCATGGCGATCGTGAGTTTAAGGATGGCGTGAAGAATGGCCGGGCTTGGGGTGGCTATTTCTGCCGACACATTGGAGTACAGGGATCGGAGCCAAAATGTCCAACACTTTGGTATCAGCTCTCAAGTTCAGGCACATGGGAACCACAGAAGGCGAGAGCATAATGGGTTACATTGAGATACATAATGCAGATGGATTAGGTGGATGGGTTAACTTTGATGACATTCCGTTCATAGAAATCATCAACTGTCAATTATGTAATGAGCCAACAGAAGCTAGAGACATTGTTGCCAACATTGTGATCAGGGAAGAAAAACCTGTAGTGGGTGCGTGGCAGTGTCGCAAGTGTCATGCGGTAAATGGCTAACTCAAGAAGGGCAAGAGGTTTCCGTACGGAGCGTGTTGTTGCACAGTACCTATCGACTGTGTGGGAAGGCGCGACTGTCGGAAGGGGTAGTGGCAAGGATATTGTTAATGTTCCTTTTGACTGTGAGGTGAAATCTAGAACTTCATTCCAGCCTCTCAGTTATCTAAAACAATTAAAAGCTCGAACTGACAAATCTGGGGAATTGGGGTTTGGGGTTTTACGGCTTAACGGACAAGGAGAAGATGCTGCTGAGTATTGCGCCATCATCCGATTAGCTGATCTATTGCCACTACTCATACTTAAATACGGTCACTTAGACAAAGAACCTACAGAAGCAGACATCGACCGTTGCTCTGGATGTGGGTCATACATGATAAGGAAGTGCTTAACTTGCCAGCCTACGATTACAAATGCAAACGATGCAATCTCAATCAAGAGATCAATCATGGATGGCACAATCGACCAGTAGTTCTATGTCAATACTGTAATGAACCAATGACAAAGATAATCACAGCTAATCCAATTCACTTTAAGGGCAAAGGATGGGGGAAAGATTGAAACGACACGCCCATCGCAAGGTGTAGCCAATTAAGGCTCTGACCAGCACTTTTACCTGTAAGGAGACAATACATGCTTGACACACTCGGTACTCTCAAGGCTAGTGCCCATAAGGGGCACAGAGCGAGCCGCTCGCGGATAGCTCGCTCGGTAGCCATCGCTATTGGGATAACTCTATTATCACCAATGTATGATGCTAATACTGGGCAAATAGATAGCTTCAAATACAATCCTCGTAAATACATAAATGCCACAATGGATAAGCATGAGGCTAAGTGCATTAAGTTACTGATCAGTAAAGAATCAGCATGGAATCATAAAGCGGTTGGTAATTTATCTAGTCCTACTAAGAGCTATGTGTATGGATTATTACAGATCAAGAATCCTATTGCTAAAGACATGAACCCTATGCAACAGATACAACTACATCAAAGATACTTCGAGGCAAGGTATGATGGATCAGCATGTAAAGCATGGGATCATTGGAAGGCTAAGGGATGGCATTAGATAAGTTAAACAGTCGTAAGTATCGAACACACAAAGAGCGTGTGTTTAATCGTGATGGTCGTACTTGCAGATACTGTGGATCTGATGAAGAACCATTGCATATTGATCACATCATTCCACGCAAGCGTGGTGGTACTCATGACTTAGATAACTTACAGGTGCTTTGCAAAGCGTGTAACCTGCGTAAATCAAGCAAAGAAGAAGGTGTTTTTTTAGCACAGGTGGCTACCCCCCCTGTCTTTTCATCCCGTATATCCCCGATGCAGTCGGAGCAACCGGCGAACAGTCCTTTTACGCTCAGACCTGATCCGATTCAATGACAGAAAAACCCAAAAGGAAACTACCGCTACGAGGGGCAACCGAACCGAGGGTTCACAGTCCTATTCTCAAAGGTAAATCTAGAGCTAGTGAAGTTTTAGAGATGATTGAGCGGCTAAAGATGGATCCGCTTATGCCTTATCAAAAGCATGTCCTCAATCAGATGCTTATGGTTGATAAGAAGAATCAATACAGGATCAAGACCGCCCTGCTCTTAATTTCGAGACAGAATGGCAAAAGTTTTCTGGGTAGAGTCAGAGTAATCTGGGGAATGTTCTATGGTGGCGAAAAGAAGATAATAATCATGTCTGCTAACAGAGCAACCTCTCTTATGCTGTTTCGTGAGATCGCTTGGACTATTGAATCAACTCCAGAGCTAAAAGCCATGACTAAAGCGATTAGATACGCTAATGGTGGCGAAAGAATAGAATTGCTTAATGGAGCCACCCTAGATGTTATCTCTGACAATAGTTCGTCTCCCAGAGGTCGCACCGCCGATTTTCTTTGGATCGATGAAATACGAGAGATCTCAGAAGATGGCTACAAAGCTGCTGTGCCAGTAACTAGAGCCAGAGCAAATGCACAGACATTCCTGACCAGTAATGCTGGAGACCATTTTAGCAGCGTACTGAATAATCTGGTCGAGCGCGCAAAGGATTATCCACCTGAGACTTATGGCTACTATGAGTATTCTGCGCCACAGTATTGCAAGATAGATATTAGCTCTGATTCTTTCTGGAGAACGGCTGTAGCACCTAGTAATCCAGCATTAGGCTTTACAATTACTAAAGAATCAATTGAAGAAGCGATTGCAACCAACCCTATTGAGCAGACACGCACAGAAACGCTGTGCCAGTGGATTGACAGCTTGCAATCGCCGTGGCCACATGGAATCCTAGAAGAAACTTCGGATAACACCCTAGAAATGTCTCCTGGGGCTTATACTGTATTTGGTTTCGATACCAGTCCGTCAAAAAGACACGGGAGCTTAGTAGCAGGCCAACTTCTCCCAGATGGGCGGATTGGTATCGGGATCTTAGAGACTTATAGCTCTCAAATGGCAATCGATGAATTAAAGATGGCTGCCAGTATTAAAGCATGGTGCGATCTCTATCATCCAAGACTTGTCTGCTTTGATAAGTATGCAACTCAAACAATTGCCGATCGATTGAAGCAATCAGGCGTTGTAGTCGAGGATGTATCAGGCCAACAGTTCTATAAAGCCTGTGGGGACTTGCTTGAAGGATTGGTGAACCATAGGGTCGTTCACAATGGGATGCCCGAACTCATCCAACAATTTAACAACTGTAGCGCAAAGCTGAACGATTCCGCATGGCGCATAGTAAAACGCAAGTCAGCAGGCGACATTTCAGCCATTATTGGAATCGCAATGGTTGTATCTAAGTTAATGCTTCCAGAGCCTAAGCCTCAGATTTATAGTTAGACACGCCCACGGCGTGTTGTCTATTTACTTGACAAATGCTATCCTTTATGTCTATGGGTATCTTCTCGCGTAAGTCTGAAATCATGGAAGCGCAAAACGCTCCACAAATCATGTCCGAGTCTTACTTGACTTATGGCAATTACTTTCCAGTACAAGTAACACGCGCTCAAGCTCTACAAGTACCTTCAATCAAAAGATGCCGGGATTTAATCTGTGGCACTATTGCAAGTATCCCACTTGAGTATTACAAAAAATCAACAGGCGAGAAAATTTCATCTCCTAGATGGGTAGAGCAACCATCTAAGGCACAGCCACGATTTGAAACAATTTACTTCACGCTTGACAGTCTCCTCATGTATGGTGTCAGTTATTGGCAGATTACTGAGACCTATCTCGAAGATGGAAGAATGGCTAACGCGCAATGGGTTGCAAATAATCGCGTTACATTTAACACAGACTCAGTTAATAACTTTGTAACTCAATACTTCTTAGACGGCGCACCTTTGCCGATGTCAGGTTTAGGATCTTTAATAACTTTTCAGAAAGATGAAGGAATCCTAGCTGTTGGCGGTTCAACAATTAAAGCTGCACTAGATGCACAAAGAGCAGCAAGTGTCGCGTTAGAAACACCATCAGCAACAGGTTTCTTAAAAAATACAGGCGCCGATCTTCCACCTAATGAAATTTCTGGATTGTTAGCAGCATGGAAGCGCGCCCGTCAAAATAACGGCACAGCATATTTAACTTCTACACTTGAATATCAAACAACAGGATTTTCTCCAAAAGATATGGCCTATCAGGACGCCATCCAAGGATTAGCTACTGAGTGCGCAAGACTTTGCTCAGTAGATCCTTACTATGTATCTGCTTCAATGAATACCACAATGACTTATGCAAATGTGCAAGATGAGCGCAAGCAAATGGTTGCTTTTACATTGCAACCTTATGTCTCTGCTATTGAGTCAAGATTAAGCATGGATGATGTCAGCACTTCTGGACATTATGTCAAATTTAGTTTAGATGATTCATTCTTGAGAACTGAGCCAATGGAAAGACTTGCAGTTCTTGAGAAAATGCTTGCACTCGGTTTAATTACAACAGAGCAAGCAATGGAAATGGAAGACCTAACACCTAACGGGAATGGCAGCTAATGGAAACACTATACATCGAAGCATCATCAATTGAGTGTTCAGAAGAACGCCGCGAAATCTCCGGCAAGATCGTACCTATGGGTACTGGAGAAATCGGTAGCACAAATCTAGGACAATACACATTTGCTGCTAACTCTATTGAGATTACAGATCCTTCAAAGATTCGTTTATTGTCACAACATAATTTACAAAAGCCAATCGGCAAAATGATTTCATCAGAAACTCGCCCAGATGGAATTTACGCTGTTTTCCGTTTAAGCCGTAGCACAGCCGGTTCAGATGCTCTTATCATGGCACAAGAAGGATTGGTTACAGGTTTAAGTATTGGTGCAGAGATTATTGCATCAAAGCCTTCAAAAGATGGGTACACAGTTGTATCACAGGCTAAATTAAAAGAAGTTTCTTTAGTAACTGTTCCTGCATTTGCAAGCGCAGAAATACTAGAGATCGCAGCAGAGGAAGTTATCCCTGTTGAAGAAAATCAAACTACAGAAAGCGAGACAGCCGTGGAAGAAACCACTCCAGCAGTCGAAGCAACACCATCAGTAGAAGCTGCATCTGTCGAAGCTGCTCGCCCTACTGTTTCAGCAAGTTATTTCACAGCACCACGCATCAACACAGATGTAACAGCAGGACAATACGCTAAGGCACAAATCCTTGCAGCTCGCGGCGATGCAGATGCACGCGATCTAATCGCAGCTCTACAAGTTGCAACAGTTGCAGAGAACACAGGTATGGTCCCACCAGTTTATCTTAAGGACATTATTGGAATTATTGACTCATCACGCCCGTTCATTGATAGCATTGAGCGTGCAGCCTTGCCTGCCTACGGCATGAAGGTGTTTACGCCAAAGCTAGGGGCACAGGCAATTGTAGGATTGACAGCAGAGGGTGCAGAGTATGCATCACAAGATACTGCGGTCACATTCCAAGAAGATACTGTTGTCAAGTTTGCCGGCGCTGGCGTACTCGATGAAGAATTAGTTTTGCGCTCTGATCCATCTTTCCTAGACCTTTATCTACGCGAGTTGGCAGCAAGCTATGCTCAGAAGACAGATAACTATGCAGCAAAGATTGCAGCAGAGGCAGCAGCAGGATCATCTTCATCAACAATTTACAAGTCAATCGCAGCAGGTATCTCAGATGCTTACGGCGTAATGCGTGCAACACCTAACAACCTTTTGGTTGCAACAACAGGTGGAGAAGACGGCATTGACTTTGCAGGATTACTAGGCGCAGTAGATGGTTCAAACCGTCCACTATTCGCAGCAGCAGCTTCTCAGAACGCTGCTGGTCTTATCACACAGGGATCGACAAATGGCACAGTCGCAGGACTTAACTTGGTAGTTGATGCAAACTACACAGGTGACAATGCAAATGCTAAGCACGCACTTGTTTATCCTACAAATGCAATGCGATTCCACGAATCAGGAACACTTCAGGTTCGTTCAAACATCGTTGCAAATGGACAGCTTGAGATCGGCATCAGCGGATTTGTTTGTGTAGTTAATCGCTACCCAGCAGCTTTCCGCAAGCTAAATGTTGCATAAGTAACGCACTAAGTCGCTCTAGGGGCCAGTAGCCCTCTGGCCCCTAGAGTCTTTAGAAAGGATAACAATGGCACTCACGACAGTCGCAGAATTAAGGTCAACACTTGGTGTTGGCACATTGTATCCTGACGCTACGCTCCAAGAAGTTGCAGATGCCGCGGATGCGGTACTCCTTCCTATGCTATGGGCCAATAACAATTTTGCTGTTTCTCATTCCAATGTCGGAACTGTTGGAACTTTAGTTTTTGATGTACCAGTTTTAGATGTTTATTATGTAGGTCAAGAAGTAACTGTCTCTAAGGCAGGTTCTAGATTTAATGGAACAAAAACAATTTTAAGTGTAAGTGAGTATTCAATTAAAGTAACTACCACTCACACCTCTGATAACGCTAATCATCCATTCAACCCACCTGCTGTTGTAACAGCTACTACTTATGTGGATTGGGCAACCGATACAGCAATCCAGCAAGCGGCACTTATGGTATCTGTAGAAATCTGGCAAGCAAGAACCGCTACACTCTCAGGTTCTAATGCCATTGATTTCCAGCCAAGCCCTTATCGAATGAGCGCTCAGCTTCTCGCTAAGGTGCGAGGATTGATCGCACACGCACTAGACCCTCGCTCGATGGTGGGATAATGCCAGTTGCAGTCACTACCCTTCGCACCACATTAGCCACAGCATTAGTCGATAACGCTAAATGGCAGACTTTTGCCTTTCCACCGGCAACTGTCCTTGCTAACTCTGTAATCGTGTCTCCAGATGATCCTTATTTGACACCTAGCAATAACCAGCACATAACTATTAGTCCAATGGCTAACTTTAAGATTATTATTACTGTGCCTTTGTTTGACAATGAGGGAAACCTTAACGGTATAGAAGATGCAGTCTGTGGCGTGTTTGCAAAGCTTGCTGCATCATCTTTGACCTATAATGTAAGCGCAATAAGCGCACCTAGTATTCTCAACGCTGCTTCGGGTGACCTACTCAGCTGCGAGATGTCACTGCAAATTCTAACAAGTTGGAGTTAAAAATGTCCGATTACGATAAAGAGAACGAGGCCTTTCTGATCAAGATCGGACAGGTAACACCAGCATCACCAAAGCCAGCAACTACTAAGAAAGACGAGGAATAATCTCATGGCTGTATTTCTAAACAACAAGGTCGGCGTGAAGATTAACACTGTTGATCTTTCTGACCATGTAACGGCAGTAACTATTAACCGAGTATTCGATGAGCTAGAAGTAACTGCAATGGGTGACTCATCACATAAGTTTGTAAAGGGCTTAGAGTCATCAACAGTAACTATCGACTTCCTAAATGACACAGCCTCAGCAAATGTATTGGCAACACTACAGGCCGCATGGGGAACAACTGTTACATGTGTATTCCTACAGGAAAAGGGAACAGCAGTATCTGCTACAAACCCTCTCTACACTGTATCCTTGCTAGTCAATAACACAACAGACATCAACGGTGCTGTTGGAGACATTGGCACACAGTCAATCACATTTACTGCTAACTCAGCAATTGCAGTAGCAACTACAGGTACATTCTAAACAACTAACAAAGGGGCAAACGATGGCAAAGCTAAAGGTAACAAGAACAGATGGATCAGTTGGTGAATACACCATTACTCCATTAGTGCAGTACGGGTTTGAGATCTGGGCTAAGAAGGGATTCCATAAATCTCTGATTGAAGATCAGTCTCAGACTTCTATCTATTGGCTTGCTTGGGAATGTATTAGAAGGTCGGGTGAAACCGTTAAACCTTTTGGAGAACTCTTTATTGAGACTTTGACTTCGGTCGAAGTATTAGAAGACGACCCTTTGGTTTAGGGCGCGACTCGATCACCTATCTGATTGCTAAGTTAAGTGTCAGACTCGGGATCGCGCCACAACAATTATTAGAGCTTGATGAAGTAATGCTAAGGAACTTAATCAGAGTTCTTGAAGATGAAGCAAAGGAGATCAGAGATGCCAACGCAATTAAAAGGCGCCGTTGAACTCCGCAAGGCTTTAAGGCAATTTGCTCCAGACTTGGCTAAAGAAACACAGAAAGAATTGGGTGCTTTATTAAAACCAATTACTGCAAAGGCTAGAGGGTTCATTCCTTCTACTGCTCCGTTATCTGGCTGGGCTAAACCAAGTCAAGGATCATGGGATCGCCTTCAGTGGTCATCATCTGCCGCCAAGCGCGGTATTGGATTTAAAGCAACACCATCAAAACCAAACCGATCAGGTTTTCGGTCTTTAGCTCGTATTGTTAATTCATCTGCCGCTGGTGCTATGTATGAAACTGCTGGGCGTAAAAACCCTCAAGGCAGATCGCAGGCTCCAGCTTATGAAGTTAAATTGCGCAACCATCCTAATTTTGGCAAAACAATTAGATCAGGATCTAAGGATCAATCTAGAAGTAATAACCCTAATGCCGGACAACAATTTATTGATGCATTGAATAGCACAGGAAGAATTGTTGATGCTTATTCTCGCGATCAAGGTCAAGCAGGTCGTGCTTCTCGTAAGATGAAAGGCCGTGCAATTTTTAGAGCGTGGGCAGAAGATGGTGGAAAAACTAAAGCAGCGGTTATTAAGGCTATTGAAAATTCTAAAGTCAAATTCGAAAACTACACATTGAAGGCGAAATAATGGCATCCGCAGCAGATGTAGCAATTCAAATTGCCACGGAGTTCACTGGCAAAAAGGCGTTTAAGCAAGCAGAAACAGCAACTGAAAAACTAAGCAAGGGTGTCAAAAATCTTGCTAGAAACTTAGGTTTGGCTTTTGGTACTGCTGCCGTTGTCAATTATGCAAAGGCATCTGTTAGAGCTGCAGCCGATGACCAGAAGGCACAGACACAATTAGCACTGGCTTTAAAAAATGTCGGATTAGCCAGAGATGCTGCAAGCACAGAGCAATACATCAATCGACTAGAGACTGAGTTTGGAATCCTTGATGACCTTTTGAGGCCTGCTTATCAAAGATTAGCGGTAGCCACTAAGTCATCTTTTGAAAGCCAGAGACTTCTAAACCTAGCCTTAGACATTTCGGCCTCAACTGGCAAGGATGTTAATGCAGTAACCACAGCCTTGAGTCGTGCCTATCTAGGCAATAACACAGCACTTACTCGCTTAGGCGTAGGACTTACAAAGGCTGATCTAAAGACTAAATCTTTTGAGGAAATCACAACACAGTTAGCAGATACCTTTGCTGGATCTGCCTCTGCTGCTGCACAGACTTTTTCAGGCCAGTTGGCCATTCTTTCAGTAGGCGCAGCTAATGCCTCTGAGATTATTGGTACTGGCCTTATCGATGCCCTTACAGAACTAGGCGAGAATACTTCTGCTGCTGATCTAGCCAATAACATGAAACTAACTGCAACCTACATTGCAGATGTTATTCGTGGCGTAGGAACCCTTGGTGGCAAACTTAATGACATCCCTATTATTGGTGACCTCAATGTAGGCATGATCCCTATTCTAGGATCTTACATCGAGATGCTTCGCGAGGCTGGAAAAGTTGCCTCTGTTCGTAACCCTAATGAACACATGGCTAGAGCG